GGCGACCGCAACGAAGCCTACGGCAATCCCCGCGAAGACTTTGAGGGCATTGCTATGATGTGGTCTGGCCTCATCAACGCAAAGCTGCACCAAAGCATCACCGCCGAGGATGTGGCCCGTATGATGGTGGCCCTCAAGCTGCGCCGGGACAGCCACCGCCAGAAGGACGACAACCTCATCGACGCTCACGGCTACCTCCATTGCCTGAGTTGGATTCAGAAGGGGCTGCGCCCCGCGAGAGGGGATGAGGTATGAGCCTAGGATATGATGTGTCGGAGACGATGACCTCTATCCGCCACATCCTAGCCAAGCATACGAAGGGCTGGAAGTGGGATGAGATTCCTGATGTCGTCGTGAAGTCCAAGAAGGAGCCATCCCGCAACCAGATTGAGAAGCCCGAGCTTCTCTATCAGGTGAGCAAGGCGCTGGACGAGGGCATCCACCTGAAGGAGGCGTCCCATCGCTTCGACATCTCCTGCACTACGGCGTCTATGATTAAGCGCCGCCTTGAGCGTTACGAGGGTATGCCTCACGACCGTGACGGCATCCTCCTGTGGTACGTTGAGAGGAAGAATGCCAAAGCCAAAGCAAGAACTGACGCGAGCAGGTAGACAATGGACGGAGGCACGCTACTGGTCCTTCTTAAGAAGCGCTTTAAGGCGTGCCTTCGTTCGTTGGCCTCCAAACTACCAAGCCAGAAACGCAGGGCGCAGGACTTACGTCGGGCCAGTGAAGCAGCAGAAATGGGAGTACGAATGCGCCATCTGTCACCAGTGGTTCCAGCAGAAGCAAACACAGTTGGACCACGTAAACCCGTGTGGGCAGTTGAGAAGCACCTCAGACCTGCCGGGGTTCGTGGAGAGGTTGTTCTGCGAGAAAGACGGACTAAGGGTGCTGTGCAAGCCGTGCCACAAGGAAGTGACCAATGCAGCTAGACATCTTCGGCCAGAAGGAGGAGCCGAGCCGATCACCGAAGCCTTCCCCGAAGCTACCCCCGAAGGTTCACCACCTAAGCGCCCTGCAAAGCGCAGAAGAGTGGATGTTCCAAAAGGCTCGCCCGTACAGGGTGACCAAGTTCGGACCCAACAAGACGTTCATTGAGAATCTATGAAGACCACCGGCCTGTTCACCACCCATAAGGTAGTAATCAATCAGCCCTGCGACAGGCCGATCAAGATCATCCCCTTTGGGGATGTCCACCGTGACAGCGATATGCACTGTGGGACCAAGTGGCGGGAGTTTCTGGCCTACGCCAAGGGCCAGAAGGACGCCTACTTCCTAGGGATGGGGGACTACTTCGATGGGATGTCCACCTCGGAGCGGGAGGGGCTCAGTCGCAGCAGCCTGCATAACACCACGATCAAGAACATCGAGAAGCTCTACAGCGAGTGGATTGAGCGGATGAGTGGGGAGTTGGCTTTTATGAAGGGGCGGCTGATTGGGATGCTGGGCGGAAATCACTTCTTCTCTTTCAACAGCGGGATGAGCAGCGACACCATCCTCTGCCAGAACCTAGAGACCCGCTTCCTAGGCGTCTGCTCATTCATCCGCCTGAGCATCCAAACTCACAAGTCCAAGGATCGCAGCAGGGGAGGGTGCTTCGATATCTTCGCCCACCACGGGGCAGGGGGCGGGAGCACCCCGGGCGCTACGTTTAACACCATCGAGAAGATGCAGCAAACTGCGGATGCCGACCTCTATCTGATGGGCCACGACCACAAGAAAGGGTGCATTCCTTCGTTTCCTAGGCTTCGTCTGGTGGAGGGAGGGGGAAGCCTCACCATACGGGAAAGAACCCCTTGGCTGGGCCGCACGGGCAGTTTCCTGAAGGCCTACGAGGACGGAGAGGTGAGCTACAACGTGGACGCTGCCCGGTCGGCCTGTGCCCTTGGCTGGATTGAGTTCGACCTATGCCTGAAGCGGGTGCACAACAGTCACGGCGATCATCTGGAGGTATCCGTCCGTGGGACCTGCTGAGGACAAGGGCAGCCCCCTGTTCCGCCTTACAGGGGTGATGGAGACGGTCCTTACTGCGGACGGCAACGGTGGCTACGCCAAGTGGTATCCCGGAAAGAACTGCTTCGTGGTCACCAGCCAAGCCCCGCGCACGGACGGCGGGTACTACCTACGCTGCGAGGTGGTGGGAGGGCCTGAATGCGGCAGGCCCTTCCTCATCGACTGTGAATGGGATTGTCCCGAGGAGTGGGACAAGATGTGCAGCTTCGTCGGCTAAGCCTCACTTAGAGGTGAACCCGTTACGCATCTGGTAACGCACTTCTGGGGTGAGCACCCCATCCCGCTGGAGGCGCTCCACAAACTTGGCCGCAGCCTCCTTGCCACCCTGCTGAATGAGCGCCTGCGTGGCCTGCTCGATGGCCCGCGCACGCTCACCAGACTGAACGGGCAACTTGGCAAAGATGTCCGAGATGGGTGCCTTGCCCCGAAGGTCCTCGCGCAGGCCTGAGCGAAGCGCGTCGGCAAGCGCCCTGCGCCTCACCATATTGTTGCCAGCCATCTGGAGCATCTCGTCCTGCATCTTGGACATCCGCTTGGGATCGCCTTTGTATTTCTCCTTCAGACGATCAACGAGTTCGGAGTCGCTCTCCTCGATGCCACGGGGCATCTGCTCGGTGTAGCCAATGGCAGCGGCGGCAATGAGGCGACTGGGCACCCCTGCCTCTTCCATAATCGCAATGGCCTTGGAGTCGCCATCCTTGCCCGAGCGACGGACCGACGCGAGGTAGAGGTCGCGAAGCTGGCGTTGTGCAGTGGCGTAGCGACTGGAGCTTTCCTGATAGAGAAGCGCCTCGTTGACGTTGTCGTAGCCGCCAGTCTCGCGGTTGATGCGGTCGCGGATGATGCGGCGGTAGCCCTGAAGCTCACCCGCGATGGGCACAAGCGCATCCTTGAAGGCTGGCACCATCGCCTTGTCGTATTGCAGGGTCGTGGTGCGGATGCCCGCAAGGCGACGGGCAACGTCCTTCTCAGTGAACACCGTGCCCATCGGGCTGACGACATCTCGGGAGGCCTTCTCCGCACGGGCAAGGGTGCCAGCAAAGAACTGGGGCAGGAACGCCCGGGTGGCAAACCGCTCAAACAGGGCCACCTTGTCGTTGGTGGCGCTGATGTCGCTGTTGCTGCCGTAGTATTTGTTGGTAATCATCTCGATGGCAGGGGTGGCCAGCGGACCGAGATCGTCACCAAAGATGATGCTCTTGGCGTAAGGCAGTGGGTTCTCCCCGCGATAGGCCTGCGCCAAGACGTTCGTCATATTGGCGTAGGGCATCACGTAGTTCATCGGGAAGTAGGCAAACTCGCCCTTCTCCCGATTGGTGTAGAAGAAGGCGTTAGCCTTGTTCCGGTCGAAGCCCGGGACGGCCTTGGCCAAGTCCCGCTCCTCGTCCTCAAGGATGCCCTGCGAACGATTGAACAGGGTGACGGCAGCAGCCGTGCCCGAAGCCACGCTGCCCATCGAGATGAGCCGCTTGAGGCCAATGAGCTGCATCGCCTTGTTCCCAGTCCTGCTGCCTTCTTGGAAGAGCTTAGTGGCATACCTCACTTGCTTCACGGCAGTGCGAGCCACCTCAAACTCAAAGGCGCCGAAGTTGTTGGCCAACGTGAGGGCGGACGCCTGACGCAGGCGCCGGGGGACCATCTCCTGCGTGACGAAGTCGTCCATCGTCTGACGAGCGGCCATCCGCTTCATATCATCCAAACTCATCCCCTTGCTGCCGTACATCTGCATCATCTCGGTGAGGTTGCCCCGGTAGATGGCGTAGCGGGCAGCAACGTCAGCGAATCCATAAATCTTGCTAAACTTGTCCAGCACCTTGGAGGGGTTTTTCTCCCGTGCCGCCATCGACATAAAGGTGCGCAACTCCTCGCTGTCCGTGCCGCCACGAAGCACGCCCAAGCCGCGCAGTTCCTTCAGTTCGTTGATGATTGCCACGCTCTTCTTGGGGTCGCCGCTGGTCCAGCCAAGGTCGCGCATCGCCATCCTGACGCCCATAGCCAGATTGCCTAGGCTCACCTTGCCCGAGGTGGCGGCGAGCAGCATATTGCCCATCGCCTGCGGAGCCAGCGCTTCCGGCAGGTTGCCCACGGTCTTCATCGCCTTGGACAACGTAGCTGCCTTCATAAAGGTGGCCATCACCGGACCGTCGCCAAACAGGTTGGGGCTCATCACCTCACCGAGTGCCTTGGCAAACTGCTCTGGCACGTAAATCTTGGACAGCTTCTCGCCAATGATCGGGCGATCACCAGCGGTGAGCTTCACCAACCCGCCCAAGGCTTGGGGGTTCTCAGTGCCGATTCCAGCATCGACAATGAACTTGGCCATTTCGGTGTCATACTTGGTGTGCACCACCAGACGCGACTGAGCGCTCAGGGTGGACTTCATCACCATAAACGGGTCCTTCACTTCGCCCAGCCACCTGCGTGCAGCATCGGACAGTTCGTGGCGCTGCATCAGCGGGGAGCCAATGCCAGACCCAGTCTTCACGCCCACTTTGCCGCTGGCAGCGTAGTAGACATCGCCCAGCATCCGGTGCATCGTGGCTGACGCTGCCGCCTCAGCTTCCTGAGTGGACATCCTGAGCGTTGCCCCATTGGAAGCCAGCGCCTGCTTGGCCGACTCGTCGTAGATTTGCTGGGACAGCTCCTTGTGGTAGGCCTTGCGGTCGGCATCAACGTCGAAGTCCACCCCTCGCTTGGCGTCGGGATCGTGCGCTGCGTAGCTACGGCGCAGGTAGCTCTCCGAAACCATATTCCTCTCGATGGTGTCTCGGATGTCCTCTGGCAGGTTGTCGATGTTGTCTAGGATGTATTGCGAATACTCAGCCCTGCGCTTACGCCACTGGATGAGCGATGGACGCAGCGGAGCCGGGACGACACTGCTCGTCGCCCTGCCCTCCATCACACTGAGGATGTCGGCGTCCGTCACCTGACTAGATGGGTTGGCCCTGTTCCACTTCTCCGCCTGCTTCTTGGCCTGAGTGGCCAACTCAACGGCATCGTCCCGAAACGCCTTCTCCGTGTTGATGCGTTCGACAGCCTGCATCTTTATCTCGCTGCCAACCACGCGCTCAGGGGATACGGCCCGATTTAACGAACCCTTGTCCAGTCTGGACAGCAGGCTGGGAACGTGGGTGGCGCCGTAAGCCGCGATGCCAGCCGCAGCCGCAGCCGTCAGGGCGTTCTCGTTGCCTCGCTCCTTCTCCCGGTTGTAGACGTAGGTGCTGACGGCAGCGCCAGTGCCAATCTGCGCCGCCTGTGCCGCAGCGTTGTTGGTGATGAAGCGCCCCGCTTGGGCATAGCGCCGCTCTACACCGCCAGCCACGCCACCAAAGGCAGCACCCATAGCGGCTGCTGGCAGCACCTCCTCCTGAAACGCAGGCAGGCGCCCCTCGTCGATGGCCTTCTCCACCGTGGTGGAGGTCGCAGCCGCAACGCCGCCCTCGGTGGCACGAATGAGCATAGGACGCAGGAAGCCCTGCGTCTTCATCACGGCCTTGGTGGCCACACCGCCCGGGATGGCCGCGCCAATGACGGCGCCAGCCACCTGCCCGGGCTTCACCTCGCGGCCCGTCTCGCGCTCTTGCAGCTTCTGGTCAATCCAGTTGCCAATGCCAGACCCGCCACCGGCACCAACGGCAGCGCCCACAGGTCCGCCAACGAGGAACCCGCCAAGACCACCCACAAGGCCACCGCCGGTTTCCAGCAGGGCGCCCCGCGCTTGGCGGAGGAGGTTGGTGTCCTCCGCCTGAGCGGCCTGCTGCATCTGCTGCTCCCTCTGGCCCTCACCCGCCACCAGTTGCTCTGCCTCCTCTTGGGTGGGTTGCCGGTTGGCCTCCACCTCAAAGGTGCCTTTGCTGGTGTTGATAGTAAAAACGGGCATAGGGTGATTCTACCACCCCACCCCGTTAGCTGCGACCGATAGCAGCCATATTCAACTGGGGAAGACGGCCCTCCTTGGCCGCAGCGAGCATCGAACGGGCGAACGGGTCCTTGTTGAGAAGGCTCAGGCTGGGCTGCTTGCCCTCCGATAGCTCCTTGAGCAGGCGTTCAGACAGGGCCTTGTTGGGCAGGTAGGGAATGATCTTCTTCAGCGCCAGAGTCTCGGCGGTGTCCTTGGCCTTTGGCTCAAGGAGCTTCAACCTGTTCTTACTCAGATTGAGCTCCTCCTCCATCTTCTTCAGGGTCTGATACTGCTTGCCCGTGATGTATTTCTGCCCCGGCTTGGGAAGCTCTTCGGTGGCGCCTCCCTTGAGCGTGCCCTCATCCAGAATGATGTCCTGAGTGGGCAGGCTAGGAGGAATGACGATGTCCTGCGCAGGAGTGGGAATAACAATGTCCTGCACGGGAGGACGGGTGGCGGCGGGGGTGGCCGGGGCCTGCGACGTAGCCTGAGCAGCAGGCTGGCCCATAGAGGCCGCAGGGCTCTGAAAGGCCGACGCATTGGCCAAAGGCTGATAGCCACCACCAAGCGACATAGAACTGGCCGCTTGCGACGGATTGGGCGATTGGGTGACCGTCTTGTCCTCAGCACTAGGGGAAGGGGACTCCTCCTTGCGCTTCAGGCCAGTCACCTCAAGCTTGCCGCCCTTGCCGAATCCCTCTACGCCTTCAATAAGCTGATTTCGGCTCATCAACGGGCCATCTCGCCCACCAACAGCAGCTCGATAGTTCTCTAGCGCAGTATCAATTCCAACCGGATCGCCTTGGCCCTTGGCGGCCCAGTAGTCCTTTGCGATGGCGGCAATCTGCCCACCCTTATCCAACTTGTCTGGGCCGACTATCTGAGTGGCCACAATCTTGTTGAACTGATCCCTGACAATGACGGCCTTAACGCCATTCTGTGTGACGACCTGAACGTTGGGCTCCTTGTCTACGTTCTCTCCGTTGCGCACCTTCTCAGCGATGCTCAAGGCCCGCTCGGTGAAGGCCATATTGCGTTCGGCTAGGGCTAGCTCAGCATCCTGCTGGCTACCTGACCAGTTGGACAGTTGAATGGCCTCTGGAACTGAAGCGCCAGAGCTAACTGCGGCAAAAAACGCCTCCTTGGGGTTCTTCAGCGTGTCTGGACTGTTCTTGGCAATGTCGATGAACGACTGCTGCACCTTCAGGGTGCGGGCAGCTTCGGCCTTCTCTCGGGCTGCACGCGCATTGGCGATTTCGGCCTGCTGCTTCTGGATGGCTAGGTATTCCTGTTGGCGCTTCTCATCGCGGCGAGCCTTGGTAGCCTCCACTGCCGTGGTGAGCTCGGCATTCAGCTTGATGTTGTCGTTGAGCGTAAGCCCGCCACCCTTGGCCATCTTGGCCGTGTATTTCTGAATCTCAGGGACGGAGGATAGCTCGGGGTCCCTTGAGATGTCTCGCAGCAGGGCATTGTTCCTGCCCTCAAGGATGGCGTTCTGCTCCCGCTTCTTGAGGTAGTCCTCAAAGCCCTGAGAGATGCCCTGTTGGAGCATCTCCGTGCCGCGCTGGCGTCCAGCAGCGGCCATCTGGGCCCCTTGCAGGAAGGGGCTGTAGTCGATCCGCCCTAGGGCAGGGTTGATTTGAGTTCCGAAAGCAGCCATTGTTTAGCCCCCTCCTCCCAAGATTTTGCCCCAGTTTACATTGCCAGCCACATTGCCAGCGGTCTTGGCCAAGTTGCCATAAAGCCCAGCCGTAGCCGTAGCATTGGCCCCAGCAGCAGCGCCCTGAGCCCCGGCAACAGCCGCGTTGTAGCCAGCCTGATTGGCCGCATTGGCCAATGCCAGATTTACCCCTGCGTCAGGATTGAACAGGGATGGCGTGACATTGCCAGCCGCCTGAGTTCCAGCCGTGTAAGCCATCCCGCCAAGGCCGATTGCGGCCGCGTTCTGGCCCAAGCCAGCCAAGTTGAGGGCGGCAGGAGTGATGCCAGAATACATATTCGCCAGCGTCTGAGCGTAGCCACGGTCGGCGTTAAGCATCGACTGCTCCACTCCGGTGGTCTGGCCGAGGCGATTGAAGCGAGCCGTGAGCTCATCCAAGCCAAACTGCCGATTGGCAAGCTGGGCTTGAAGGTTGGTGCCGGTGACAAACTCATACCCCCGCTGCTGATTGGCTTGATTGGCCAATGAGGCTTGAAGGTTGGCGGCCTGATTAAGACGCTGCACATCCTGAGCGTTCTGGATGTTGAACTGACCGGCCTGCATCCCGGCTTGCTGATTGGCAAGTGACGCCCGCAGGAACGCATCCTGATTGGCCAGATTGGCCTGAAGGTTGGTCTGCTGGTTGGCCAAGTCGCCCCGCAGCATAGCGTCCACGTTGAACTGACCAGCCTGAAGCTGGTTGCCCACGTTGGCCTGTTGGCGTTGGATGTCTGTGCGAAGAACGTCCGTGGCAAGCTGCTGGCCCATCTGCTGGGCCCCAAGGAGCTGCTGGTTGATCTGCTGCGCCATCGCAATGTCCTGAGCAGAACGCTCACGGGCCGCACCTGCACGGGCAAGGGCCTCACCCGTGATGGAGGCATTGTCCATCAGTCGGCCAGAACTGGCATAGCCCTCACGCGAACCCTGCGTAGCCGCACGGATTTCCTCGGGTGAGAGTTGGCCCGGGGTAGCCGCCCGAGCCATACCCTGCTGCTGAAGTGCCTGCGATAGGGGGCTGAGCTGCTGGCCCTGAAGAGCCTGCTGGTAGAGAGATTCCCCAAGAGCGCCAGCGCCAATGGTTCCAGCCTGAACCTGACCTGCGCGAACCCTTTCGGCGGCTACCCTTTCAGCCGCCACCCGCTCAGGAGTCAGAACGCCGCCAGAAGTAACCTGATCGGCCCGGACCGCACCCGGCATACCAACTTGCGGCATACCTCCGGCATCGGCAGCTCGGGCACCAGCGACCAGACCCTGCATACGCGCCTGAAGCTCAGGGCTGACGCCCTGACCGGCCATAGCAGTTTGCCCGCCTGCCATTGCGTTCTGCTGGGCTGCGCCCAAAGCCCGCTGGGCTTGTTCTTGGGCGTCGCCATAAATGGACCCACCGGGGGCTGCGAATGGGTTAATAGACATCCTTTCGGGAGTCTGCATTGCAAGCCGCCCCATCTCGTTTAGGTAACCACTCATCTGACGCCCGCCAAGGGCGCTGGCAGCCTCCATCGCCGCAGCCGCCTGCGGATTAGCGGCCATGTAGGCGGCTGTAGCCGCAGGCCCATAGGCCTTGGTCTGGTCAATTACGAACTGGGTGTTCTGGGTGGCTAGGCGCTGGTTAAGCTCTGCCATCCGGTCGGAAGACATCCCAAGCAGGTCCAACGTACCGTAGAACCCGCCCTCGGTGCCCGGCGCTACGCCCAACATCGCGTTCTGGAGATCGCGCTGGGATAGCCCCATGTACTGGGGGCGATAGGTTCCCTCAGCGCCAATGATGTTCCCCTGAAGGGCCGGGTTGGTAACAGCCGTGATGTACGAGCCCATCGCCTCACCCGGGTCTACTGGCCTAGGCGCAGGGGGAGGGGTGAATTGACCGGCCTTCTTGGACTGATTGGCCCCGATGAGGTTGACCCCTGCGCTAATGACGGAGGGTATGGCGGCGGCAAGTAGGGGAAGCATTAGGCGAATTTAGTCTGGCTAGCGAAGACGGTGAAGGTAGCCGAAGCCGTCTTGAAGATGGTGATGGTGTAGGCGTCTACACTATTGGCGTTGCCAGCACCCGGAGCCGTGCCACCAGCCCACTTCGGCACTACGGCAGACCCGTCAATTTGGAAAGTTTGCTGGCGGTAGGCCGTGGCTCCCTGAGTAACCAGAATGGCCAAACTAAGGCTGTCCCCCGTCGCCATCACGCTGTTCAGGGTATTTCCGCTATCCCCTCGAACGTTCAGCGTCCAATCCCCAGATGCATTTGAGGTGCAATACAGCACCGCACCATCCAGAGCATTGAAGTTAACAGTCCCCGTAAGCGAAGTAGCCGAAATAGACGCCTTTTCCAGCACTTCGTAGATGGAGGTGGTGCCAGACGCAGAAAGCGTCGTAAACGCGCCGGAAGAGGCCGTAGAAGTGCCAATAGAGGTGTTCTGGATGGAGGTGGCCGTTAGAGCCCCTCCCCCTGTCCAAGAAGGGCCACCAGCAGACAGCTTGGCAGGGGTGATTCCACCATCTCTAACAATGATCGCTACGCCTGAAATAGTGGTCGTCGCCTCGTCCACCGCTGCCGACGTAAAGGTGGCGTTATCCACCAGATTGTTAAGCGTGGTAGCCGTAGGGGCATCGCCCGTGGCAAAAGTGGTGCCTTTGGACAGGACGGACATATTAGGAAGCTTGAGAGATGGTTGGGTCGGTGATCATCGCCTGCACCTTTACGGCCCTTAATTTGGGTCGCCCATTGGTAGGGGCCACCGTCATCTGGATGCCATAGCCGCGCTTGTTGCCAATTCTACCACGCACGGAGGCATCTTCGCCTACCGCCAGATTGGAGCCAAGAATAGAGGACAGGAACCCCAGAAAAGTGCTGCTATCTGGATTTTCCACTTCCGCATAAATCGTAGAATTCGACGATTCCGACGACGACGACTCAATGTGTAGTTCATACGAATTGAACTTCTTGCGGTCCATCGTTCCATAGGAATACTGGCGAGTGGTGACATTGCTTCCGATTGGGTAGATTGCGGCAGGAACACCGGCAAAGAGGGACAGGCGATCATTGCCGTCCTCCCGCCCGTCCACCTTGTGAATAGAACCGCTGGGGCTGATGGTGTAGAGCGAGGCAAACCCGCTGTTCTCCGCAACCACAAAATTGCTGATGCTCCAGCCCGTCTGGCCGGTCATATCCAGCGACTCCCAGCCTCCGTTAAGGAAGTTGTAGATGAGGATGGCGTTGTTCACCGTGGACGCATCCAGCGGCACCGCAAGGTAGTAGCGGTTGTCGAAGTAGGCGGCTACGGCCTTGTTGGCGTAGTCCTTGTTGATGCGCTGGATGGTGGCTGCAATAGGCTCCGACAACGGGACGCCAGCACCTCTGAGATTGTAGAGGTCGCCAAATGCGGCTGCGTACACTCCGTTGTCGGAGAGGAATAGCACCTGATTCCCAATCTGGAGGATGGATCGGCGGGCCACGCACCCCACCTCAGATGTCACCATCTGCACGGAGGTGTCTGCCACCGACCCGCTGATTCCCCTCACCAGATGGATGGAATTGCGGTTGAAGACCAGAAGGTTGTCCTCGGCAAAGGCCTGGAGCCCAACCACATAGTCGGCCACGCCAGCCGTAATCCGATACTGGTTCTGGATGCGGTCGTAGGTGTCGCTATCCAGAATGTCGGAGGCGATGATTTCGTCCCTGACATTCCTGTCGGTGTAAGACCCTGCACCCGGCTCGTACCAATACGGCACCCACAGGCGCCGCTGGTGGTAGTAACCCCAGCCCGGTGCAGGCATATGGATGAAGCCCTTGCCAGAGCTTATCTTCTTCGACACCACGATGCGGTCAGAGGCAATGTCCGGCACTTGCCCAAGGAACTTGAAGCTGTTGGCCGTGGGCACATCGCTCACCGTGTACGGAAAGTCTCCTTCCTGAAGCTCGGAGGACGCCCGGTCGATGACGTACACCTTGTCCCCAACCGCCAGTCCGTGCGAATTGGCCGTGATAGTGACTATGCCGTCCGTGATGGAGGCATTCCCGGCTGCGTCGAAGTAGACGGGTTGAGTGTACACGCCGCTATCCACAGCCGTGAAGGCAGGGCTGCCCGTCAGGCTTCCGTTCCACTCCAGCGCCGCTTGTCCCTCGCGGAACATAATCACCTTGTCGAAGCATTGCAGAAGCTCGACATCCGCAGAGATGGACACCCCAGCAGGGTAGGAGATCGTTGTGGACGCCCCGCCGCTAGCCGGGGTGGCAATGGCGTTCTGGTTGGTGGCGCGGATGATGTAGTTGGCGTTCTGGCTGGCCGGGTCGGAGAACAGGCAGGAGCCGTATACGCCAGTCGTTTGCGTAGCCGTCAGTTTGGCCGGGCCAGCCACACCAGAGCTCACCGTGTACGTCTCGCTGCCCGTGGCCCCGGGGATTGTGAACGTGAACTGGGTGGTACTCACCACCGTAATTACCCGGTTACCCGTGGGGTCTATCGTGCCGCTCACCCCGGCAATGTTCACCAGCGTGTTGGTCACGAAGGCGTTCGTGGCCGTATTCACCGTTACGGTGGTGCCAGACCGGCTAGCCGAGGAGATGCTGGCCGTGGCGTAGAGATACCACACCGGAGGGCTAACCAGCCGGATAGACTCCGTGTTTGCCGTCAGGGTGGGACCAAAGGTTTCCAGCCCCTTGCGGGTCTGCCAAGCCCCCTCGATGTCCATCCGCCCGTTGTAGCTTTCTGCCACCTCGCCAGCCTTGAGCTGGTCTGGGCGCAGGCGGTTGTTCACCTTCGTGAAGCCTACGTCGCCATCGTCAACAATGGCCGAGTCGAGGGCGCCAAACTTGGAATAGCGTGCCATTATTGGAATTTGTAGCGCAAGCGGACAATGCCAGCCTGACCGCTGCCAAAGGACACCCCGTTGTAGCCACCGCCCCAACCGCCGTTGCCAGAGTTGGCTACCACAGCAGGAGATGCACTAGAAGTGCTGTTTACGTTGCCCGTGCCGCCAGCAGCAAACGTAGCGTAAGTCCCCGTGGAGGAAATGATATCAGCCGTCCGACCGCTTCCACCAGTTGGCATAGAGCCCTCGCTGCCAGCACCGCCACCACCGCCGTCATTGCCAGAAGAGGTCCAATTCCCACCCTTGTTGCCAAATCCGCCGGTAGCTGAAGTAGGCTGCAAGCCAGCGCCGCCATTGCTGTCAACACCGCCACCGCCGCTGCCGCCTGACTGTTCATTTCCGGCACCACCGCCAAGCGCAACTAAACCGGCAAACGTGGTGTCTCCTCCATTTCCCCCGCCGCCAGCGCCAACCACAACGCTAAACGACCCTACGGAAACGGTGAAGGAAGACCTGTAGACGTAGCCACCAGCACCACCGCCGCCATACGAGCCACTTCCGCCGCCGCCAACCATCATTACCTCAATAGACGGGTTGTCCGGGGCCCCGGCGATGGCAAAGGTGCCATCCGACGTAAACTGGTGAATCTTGTAGTCTGCGTTGGTCGGATCAACGTAAACCGTGCCGCCCGTAGCCGAGATGAAGTTGAACGCCACCGTCCCCTGACGGAAGGCCCCAAACGCCCGCAAAGAGGCAGCACCAACTGTGGACAGGACAGGCATACGCCTATCCTACCACTACCGCAGCTTCCTTAGCTGCAAGCCTTGCGGGTCGTGCCGTGGTTCTTGGTCTTCATCGACCCGTACTCCAGCATACGCCCCTTCTTGCCCCCTCCCTTTTCGTGCATCATCTTATCCTTCTTGGTCTTGTAACGCTCGCCTGATTTGCTCATAGGAATTAGTTTGACTGAAATTGAGTTTCCCCTCCACCTCCCCGCTAGGGGAGGAAGCTAGCAGGACCACAGCACCTTGCGGGCCCAGTAGTTGGCCGAGAGCTTGCCTTCCCCGCCCTTAATCCCACCGGAACGGGCGCAATAGGACTTACGGCGCTCCTTGGAACGATGCTGGGTAAAGTCCTTCATCGAGCTATCACCGAAATGGACGATCCTCTCCTGTCCATTCGCACAAGCCTTAACCACCTTCTTCTTCCCCGCCCTCCAGCTCTTCATCGGCTGGTTGCAGGGCATATCCGCCTTCTTCACTTGGCCTCCCTCCGCCATTTCCAGAGTAGGTATGCAATTCCAAGAAGGGTGCCCACGAGAGCCGCCACTTGATTCACCTGAGAGAGGGTGATGGACGCCACAGCGGGTGTCCCGGCAACGATGTAGTCCTTGGCTTGGAGCATCTGGCCTATCCTACCACGACTTTTTCTCCGCTTCTGCCAAAGCGTGAAGGACTTCCGAGGTGAAGTTGGGGGCAAACTGAGCCGCCGCCTTAAACTCGGGGTGCTTCAGGAACCTGTCCACCTGCCCCGTCGTATAGCACCCGGAGAGGGCAAGAAGGGCTAGGGCACACAGAAGGCCCTTGGCGGGCCTCTGCAATGGCTTTATCGATGGCATTGTGGGTTTGGGCTACCCTGATACGCTCCACCTCGGTAAGTAGCCTAGAAATGAAAGGAATGGCCTTTCCTAGGGCTGCGATGAGGGAGGCTAGCTCAATCACGCGGAGCGCGGGGCTTGTTGCCAGAATTGCCCCCCTGCGTGGGGGTCGTCACAACCACACTCGCCACGACGTTTTTGGGCGCGATCACCGGCACGACGACGTTGATCGTGAGCGCGTTTGATTCGGCGTTGCCGGCCGAGTTGGTTGCGCGGGCCCGATAGGTGCCGGAGTCGGTGGTCGCGGCAGACGCGATGGTGTAGCTGGCATTAGTGGCGCCGGCAATCGCCACGCCGTTTTTGAGCCATTGCCAAGTGAATGGCGTCGTGCCCTCAGCGGTGGCCGAGAACGCCATCTGTTGTCCGACATTGACGGTCAGCAAATCGCTCGTCTGGGCGAACGCGGTAGCAACTAGCAGGAGCGAGGCAAGGATGCGTTTCATCAGGTGAGAT